GCATCCACGCCCAAATCCCATTTCTGTATTGGCGCTTCAATCGCGGTGGCAAGCACACGGCTGCCAAATTGCGTAAATTCCCAGTTTGATGCTGCGTAAGGCGCGCTTGCCCCGCTGACAACGTTCCACGTATTGCCGCCCGATAGTTCGTACAAATCGTCAATATCACCGCAAAAATTAAAGACGACATTATTATCATCACGCGCCCAGAACGCCCCCAAACACACGTTGGCCAGCGCATTGGTGAAGGATGAAAGGTCATTCAGTGAGCGATAGCTTTTGAGCTGCGGAATGACATTAAGCGCAATCAGCGCACCCGGATTGCTATACTGCGGGAGATCCGGCAGCCATTCTCCGAATTCGACCATTTCCGCCTGGGTACTCATACAACGCCCCTCGGATTTGCGTAGGCTTGCTTGGGCATTGCACCGTAGCGTTTGCGGTTCTCATGCTTGTTTTGCGCTTCGATAGCGCGGTCATATTTCGCTTGATAGCGATCTTCCAGCACGTCTTCCTGAATGTACTCGCACGCCGCCCGCAATGTGGCGTACAGATATACATCGTAGTGATTCTGCAACAGATAGTTGGTATCCGGATCGTTAACCAGCGCCGGAAAGCGTGCCCAGTAATTAATAATGACATCCACGGGTGTGGATACGCTGCCCGGACTGGCAATCGTCATCTGCTGCGTCAATGCGCCTGCGGTGAGCGGTGACGCGTTGTTTGCTTCGAGCGTGTAAAACGCGCCTGCGCGCCCGTTGTTCCAGCCGCTGCCTTCACGGATCGCTTGCGGCGTCTTGTACTCGATTTTGCGTATGTTGTCGTCAATAAACGGGTTACGCGCTTCGAGAAAATCAGCGGGTAGATCGATCGACCGGCCGGTGATGTTGAGCGTGGTGGTGGCTTCCTGAATCGCCATACGCAAATCGCGGGCGATATTGCTTTCCGCGATCAGCAGAATCTGCGGGAAATCGGAATTGGTTACGGCCACGTCATCGCGTGCCAGCCACGCATCGACCGACGTTTTGAGCTGGCCTAGACTGCTCACAGTTTCTTACCGTACACGCTGCGTTGGTGACCGGTGCGCAGCTTGCAGGCATCGCGGGAATTCAATTTCATGACCTCGAATTCCGGCCACGTCATTGTTTGGCGGTACTGCTGCCGCCATTCCTTTTTCCACAGGTAATAGGTGTTGATCGGGATTTGTGCGGCGTGTTGAAAGGCACACCCGCGCGCCTGCACCATCGCACGCTTGCGCGCGCAATCGTCCAGTATCTCGCTTTCAATACTGGTGGGCGTGTATTCGATCAGTGTAAGCTGATCGCCGTCCGAATCTATGTCCGCGTAATGTCTTACGCCTGTCGGTGCTACATCAAGTAGAAATCGCTGCCCCACGTTCTGCCGCCTTTAATGCGGCCCGGCGTTCAGCCCGTCGATTCTTTGCAGTGCTTGGTGGTGTTGCTGCCACTGCAACCGGCGTAGGCTTAGAGTCGGGCACGTCATCAACGGGCGAGTCCGCATACTGCGGCGCGTCTGACTCTGATTCGAGAATGCGCAAAGTCACCGCTTCACGCGCCCTTTTCATATCGTCAGTTTCAGAAACGTCACGGGGTTTAAACGTCGGTGAGCATAGTTTAGCTTCGCGATAACTGGTGTAATCCAGCGGTCGCGTCGTCTTATCGAGCGTCATTTCAAGTTTGCCCGTTTGCCAAAGCACTTCAAGCAAAGCGCGTCCATCCGGTAACAGGAAATCTTCTGAAATGTCTACCACTTCACCCGGTTCTAACTTACGCCGGGAAGCATCGCCGCCCATGTGTAGCCCGTTAGTGGCTACACGCTCGTCGAGTTGTTTAATTTTAACGCGTGGCATTTCTTACTCCTGTGCAGGATTGAGACACGGGCGGCGCTGCCGCCCGTGCTGCCTCTGCGGTTAGTGCAAAGCTTATGCAGTCATGGCTGTCGTTTCGTCAACATCGGCCACTACACCGCTGGCGGCTTCGTTGTGACTGGACAATCCCCAGTCAACCAGAATCTGCCGTCTTTCGGCATCGCCAATCTTTGCGATGGATTCAGTTTTGTACCCGTCCAAATACGAAATCTCCCAATACTCGGTGTCCAAAATCCAGAAATCGCGCTCACGTTGAAAGCGATTCGGAACAACATCAAGTACAGTAAAATCAGACACATACACGTCAACAGCGCCGACTACGGACACGCCGCCGCGATTCACTGGTCCCTGATCCTGGCGCTGGGTCGCAATCCTGGCGTTGGCCGTAAACATAAAATTGGAAAATCTCTGTTTCACGGTCGTGCCGCACATCATCATATTGGGGTTGCCGCCCGCGATGTATGCCTCGCGCAGCACCTGCAACATGTTTGTTTCAGTCAGCGCAACCGGCGTAGCGGAATCCACGGCTGCCGTGGTCGGCTGGCCAAACGTGCCGCCGCTCAATGTCGGATCGGCACCACCGGCACCGCGCACGGTGTTGGTGGCAATCCAAGCGCCCAGTCCGGCAGTCAGCGACGCGGTGGTGCTGTTGCCCTGCAAGGTAGCCTGATTTAAGCAGGCAATTGCTTCAACGTCTCTGCGAAGCTCCTTGCCTTTTTTGGCTATCTGGTATGCCAACTCTGATTTTCTTCCCGCCTTATTAACAATATTGGCGCGCCTGGAAACGGCGAGATACTTAATCGAGATCTGTTCAAAGACGCCGATACGCTGTGCCGGATCGGAACTGTCAGCGCCGAAATCGGCTCCGTCTATGGCCGCATTCGCAGTGTCCACGGCTGCCAATTCATCGATTTGCCACTCATGTAGCGTCTGGTCGGCGTTTCCCCGGCCGATGTTAGCTTGTAGCGGCACTTCGGTGGGGGAAATGTTGTAGATTACATCGGTAAGATCCTCGCGGACATTATCGCCTTCGGTTGCTAAGTCGAACCGGTCAAAATTAGTTGCACTCATTATGGGCTACCCCGTTATAACATCGTTTCGATTACCCGCGCTGCATCATCGACCGATCCAGATTTCCGTGCCCGTTCTTTCAATCGCGTTACGTTGTCACGCTTGACACCTTTAGTTCCGCGTAATTGTTGCTTGCCCGGTTTCGTCAGTTTCGGCACGTCTTTCTTAACGCGCTTTACGGTATCGCGGGCTTTTGATTTTTCCTCGCGTAGCTGTTTATTTTCTGCGCGTAGCGTCGCTAATTCCAACGCGCCGAGCACCAGCCTGTGATCGAAAATCTCGCCAATTTCAGCGTTACTATAACCAAGCGAATCCATTGCACCGCGTGCGATCTGCACGTGCTCGCCGCTAAAGTCCGGTAAACGCTCCTTGAGCGCGGTTTCTTCCCGATTCTTTAGCTCAGCGCGCTGTTGCGTTCTGAATCCGTCGTACTGCTGCGCCGCCTGTTGGCGCGCCTGGCGAAGTGAGCCCAGCCGTTGCCCTATTTCCTCGCGGCGAGCCGTCCATTCAGCGGGGTCGCTCTCACGTAGGTGGACTAATCGCGGATCATTCAGCTCTTGCGTGAGCAGTTGCTCAGTAACATTCAGACCTTGCGCAAGGAATGTGTGTTGCTGCTCGAACTGCTGCATGCGCAGCGTGTAATCCGCTTCTGCACGGCGGCGATCTTCTGCCAGCTTGCCGGTGTTACGTCGGTAATCGGCGTCTTTTTGGTAGCCTGCTTCTAGCTCGGCAAGGGTGACTGTCACATCCTCATCGGCCGCCCGGAACGAATGGGTAATCTCACTTTTCAGCTCATCGATTGGAACTTCAAGTGCAGATGCCAGTTGTTCGAGCGTCTGGATCGCTTCAGTTTCTTGCGTGCCGTCGTCGGCTTCTTTGACTGCCGGTGTGGTCTGATCCTCGTCGGTATCGCCGGGCTCTTGCTCGGTGTCCGCGTCTTGATCATCGCCGGTTGGTGGCTGATCTTCATCGGCCGGTTCGGGCGGCTGTTCGCGGCCCTGATCTTCGGACGCTTTTTGTTTAAAGCGCCCTCTGTCGTCTCTGTCGCTGGGTTTGTTACGTGGATCGGTATCCGGGTTGTAATCCGGATGCCCCCGGCTCAACTGGCCGGGATTGGGGTTAAATTGGCCGTCATCGTCCAGCAGCCCCTCGATACGGTTGGCTACTGAGCGTAAATCCGAGCCTTCCGGGCCGCTTGTAGGCACCGGAGATTGTCGGCTGACTTCCTGATCCGCCATTTTTTACCCCTTGGTTTCGTCCGGCGCGCTGGCGTGGTACTCAGCGAGCCGTAATTTCTGACCTTGTACGCCCAATGCGATTGCACGCCGGACGCTGCTTAGCGTCCGCAATGTCCTGCACAGTTCACGTTCGTAGTCGTCGGTTGCCGGTTGCCCGTCGTGCTTGAGATTGCTTATCTCGTTGATAAGCCCTTCGTGCACAGCACTGAAACCGCGTTTAAACGCGGGATCATCAAGTAACCGCTGCGCGTCTTCGGCTTGGACATCCGGCGATTCTCGCCTGCTGCCTTTCCGAACTTGCGCGTTTCTGGTATCCGGTTGCGCCACCTATTAGTAGCGGTCAGCCGGGCACTTGGTCATACGGTTGCCCTTCGGGTTTTTCTTGCCCGTGTCACCGATGGCCTTACCGGTGTTACCCGTCTTTTTGTCCATCGGTGCTTGGCGCGCGCTGGATTTTGTGGTGCCATCCATCAGCCCGTTGCCGTAGCTGTAACCTTGTCCTTTTGGCATTGTGATATACCTCTGCTATACAAGTCGTTAGTTCCAATGCGTGAGTAGCTTAGCGTACTCACGCCCCTTCGCCTAGTGTGGCGATTCTGCTGAAATTCGCATGCCGATAGTCTCGCCACCGTCCTTGTCTAGCTCCACGTAAAAATCACGGG